GTCTGCTTATGCTAATGCGTGGCTTGTACGAGAGTACAAAAAACGTGGCGGTACTTACCGAGTGGAGAAAAAACGTGGCAAAAAGTAGCCCAAATCCTAGAGCAAAAGGTGGTTTAACCCGTTGGTTTAAGGAAAATTGGGTTGATGTAAAAACTGGTAAGCCTTGTGGTCGTTCAAAAGGCGAGAAAAGAGGCTATCCTGCCTGTAGACCTAGTAAACGTGTCTCAAGTAAGACACCTAAGACAGTAGGAGAGATGTCAGCAGCCGAAAAAGCTAGGTTTAAAAGAGAAAAAACAGGTAGTAAAAAGATAAGTTATCAACATAGACGTAAAAAGAAGAAAAAATAACTGTGAAAGTTGCAGTTTCAAGGTAATATATTGTTATAAGTAAATTTTTCTTAGAATCATGGCATTTTTTCGTGGCGAAGAAGGCTCTGTATCATTTGATAACGGAACTGGAACAGCAGGAGCTATAGCTTCTACAACAGCTTGGACTTTAGATACAACAAAAGACACTCTTGAGTGTACTTCTCATGGAGATACATCAAGAAAATATGTAGGATCTTTAATTTCTGGTTCTGGTACTGTTGATCTTCTTTACACCGCAACATCTGGAGATGATACTGCTGAAATTATTTCAGATGTATTAACAACAGAAGATGCTGGCGATGCTACATTTAATCTTTTCTTAGATACATC